GATCGCCTGATATTCGGCAAGGCTCTCGTCTAGTTGTTCTTGGTTCAACGCGCCGGTGTCAGTGACGCTGGATAATTCCGCAAACCACTTATCGTTATTCTTGGCCATATCATACATGGCCTTGGCATGGTTATTGCCGCGCGGCGTGGTGATGAATGCGGCCCATCCGCCGTTTTCCTCAACCATCGGGCGGATGTAGCCCCATGCGCTGGGGTTAGCCAATGCCCATTCCGAAAAAACAACACCGGCAACGCCAGAACCGACAAGGCTGTTGTAACGATCCGACCCGACGATCTGCCACGTCGCGCCGTTCTTTAGCTTGATGAACATTTCCTGATCGTTGGTCGATTCCCTGATTTCATGCGGGAATGTCTCGTCAATCCGGCGCTTGCCTGTGTGCGGATTTACCGCCGTCCAGATGGCTTTGCGCGCTTGCGAATATTCGGGTAGGCAATGCCAGAATGATGCGGGACGCCTTAGCGCTAGATCGCGGGTGATGTTCAGCGCGATTTCGTCTTTGCCCCATCGGCGGTGCGCAATTTCGATTCCCCGCGTTCCACCCTTCATCATGTATTCGTGGAACGGGCGCTGATACCGGCGGACCCGGAACGTATATTCACTCATAGACGGTTTTGAAAATAACCTCGTGCGCGCCGTTTTCGCCCGGTCCATTGACCTGCAACGGCAGCAACTTCGGATAGATCGTCGCCCAGAACGCCCGCTCGTTTTCGGGCGCCTCTTGCGCCCATGCGACCATGCGTTCCATACCGCCAAGCGCGGTTGCCGCGCCTTCGATCATGGCTTTGGCTGTTGCTGTGGTTTTGTTAACGCTGCCCTTTGGGCGGCCACCTTTGTTGACGGGGTTGTCTGGCCCTATTTTACCCATGTGCTATGTCACCCTGCGCTTGCGCGGCGAGTGCCTCATGTTGGGGATGTTGGAAATCTGGACGTGCTAAAGACTAAGTTACATACGTTCCTGCACGGATCATCATCACTATGACGGATGGAACCTGATAGCGAATAGCGATGATATTGGGGTGGTCGTCGTCCGCTTTGATTAGTTCGGCGGTCGCGTCGTCAACCTCATACGATCAGATTGGTTAGGGCCTCCGTTGGTGTTAGTAGCACCATCGGGGCCTGATTGTTTTTAGGCGCAATTCAGGCGGCATCGCAGGACAGGCCCGCTTACCGCTATGAGTGTTTGCCGGTTGTATTCCGCATGACCTTTTCGCCACGCCCCGGTTAAAACAGGCCCTTACTTGGCGGGCACTCTCTGGCTTTCGCTGCCTATATGGCAGCACTTAGGCACTCACTCGAATTGCAACATACCCGATTTAGTTGCATTGCGCAAGATGTTGATCTTCTCGACGGTATCAATCGCAACCTCTGCCTCACGTTCGGACCCGAATAGCGACATGCGGATCATGACGCGCCCACCTAGCAGCGATAGAACCTCAACTTCTGACCCTTCAAATATGCCTGACATCATGCGGACCTTATCGCCCCGGTGAATTGTCGCGGCTTTCTTGCGGGCCTCTTCTGCGGCCTGATCGACTGACCGCATGGCGTGGATGTTGGCTAGATCGTCATGGGCAAGAATTGCGGGATGACCTGATGACATGCGGATCGCATCGGCGATGAATTGGGACGCCATGATGCGGTGCCAGATTGCCGGGCCGGGGAAACGGGCGAACACGTATCCGGGCAGGTATCGGCTTTCGGTGCGCTTGGATACGCCGCGCACTTTGACGGTGCGATAGGTGACGGGGTGGAACGAATACACGCCCCGGCGTTCTAGCCATGCCTCTGCTTTGGCTTCGCGCTGTGGCGGCACGAATAGGCCGTGCCAGCGCGGTTGCCCGTCCATGAATAGCGCCCGCTCGCTTATTGCTACGTCTGGCCCGAATGTCTGGCCTACCTGATACATCATCCGCCCGCCCTCAACTGTCTTTCAATCGCCCGTCTGCGGGCTTCCCATGCGGCAATGACCGCTTTGCTAGGCGGGTCTGTCGCGGATAGCGCCTCGTTCAGTTGCACCAGTTCAATCAGCAGATCGGCGCGGCTTTGCCACGGCGTTGTGATTGCGGCTTTGGCGGCTTCGGTGATCGGTGGCGGGTTGGCGCAAATGCGGTCAATCATCGCGGCTTCGTCGTCGGTCAGGGTCACGCGGGTCATTCGTCATCACCGTCCGCATAGACGCCCGTCATAAGGTTGAATTTGAACCCCTCTAGCAGCCAAAGCACTCCGCCGCCGTCTGCCAGATCAAGCGTTGCGCGGGCCTGTAGGTCGCCGTTTTTGTCCCATCCGATAATCAGGACGGATTTGAACGCGCCGACGGCTTGCTCAAGAACCGCGTCGGGGTCTTTGGCGCTATCTGCGGGATAGAATTTAACTACGGTTCCGGTCATGCGGCCCTCTCAGACGTCGATACAGTGCGATCTTGCGTTTCCCTAGCGCGGATAGCGTAGCGGGCGACTTGCGCACTCTCCGGCCTTCCTATGGCCTCCTGCGGTGCGTAGCGTTCTGGGAACCGGGCGATGTAGACGCGATCCCCCTCGCATTGCGCCTTACTGATACCCATCGCGGCTTGGATTTGCGCGGGTGTCATGCCATCGGCGGTCATTGCCGCAACACGCATACGGCGGGCTTCCAGATCGACGCCCAGGGCTTTGCCGTTTCCGGCGGGGTTATATTTCAGGCCCATGATGCGCAGCGAATGCTCAACCGCGTTGACGGTTATTTCCAGCGCATCGGCCATCTGGCGGTTGGTTTTGCCATCACGGTGCATCCGGGCGATTTCAGCGCGGCGGCGAAGCAAAGGCGTGTCGGTCGGTTGGGTTCGCATTCCAAGGCGGCGTAGGCAGTCATCGACGCCGCGCACGGTCAGCCCGACTTGTGCCGCGATCTGGCCGCGTGATTTACCGGCGCGGCAAAGTGCGGCCACCATGTCCTGCCGTTCCAGCACAACGGCGCGGGGTCTGACGTTACCGCGCTTGCGCGGCGTGGCGGGTTTGGGCGCGGCGATCTGCTTTGGCTCGTCCTTGACCTTGGGCGCGGTTTCGGCTTTGCGCATGGCTTTCCAGACCAGACGCATTGCCGTTTCGGGATGGCAACCGTCGCGGCGTAGCGCCTCGACTGATGACATTGCGATCATGCGGGTTTGAATGCTCATTCCGTTTCTCCAAAGTTGATGTCGTCGCCGTCTTTCCAAAACGCTTTGGGAAGCGGTCTGATTTCCGAAACATGCGCCGCCGGAAACGTCTGCTTGATTGCTGCGACGGTTGGGCTGTTCAGTCCGTAGGCTTTCAGCGCGTTGCCGACTTCGCGCATTGTGAAAAACAGCAGGTCAGGTTGTGCCGCTTTCAACGCGGGCCATGCGCGGTCGTCTTTGATGACAGCGAACCGGAAACCGTCCAGATCGTATTCCCATACGGCAGGATCGGCTTTGGGCGCGTCGGATGCCTCGGCCTCGGCATTCATCGCGGCCAAGCCTTTGAGCAGGACGTTGACGCGGGCGATGGTTTCCGTCTCGTCGTCGGCTTCGATGGCGGCGTTGAGTTTCGCCATGGCCGATCCGTATTTGGCGGCTGTCTCGGGGCTGACCAGTTCGGGCAAACGATCCACGCCCCAGATATCGTCCATCCGGCGCACGGCGGCGTCAAACGGTCCTACCGCGTGATCAATTATGATTTGCGTTTTTGAAGCGCCCGGAACGATCATCCGATCAGCTTTGCGCTTGCGGAATGGGGCGGTCATTTTGACCACCAAAAAAAGCACTGGTCACAGGTTACAGGTTGTTTGAGTGCCGCTGATTTCTGCACGTATTGCGTCACAGCGCCCATTATTGGCCTATATTGGGCTGTTTTTATTATATGGCTGTTCTCTCTTTTACTTGTAACCTGTAACCTTAAGAAAGATAAGTATATGGAAACAAAGCATTTTTTGAGGTTACAGGTTAAAGTTACAAGTTGACGCAAAAATGCCGACTTGTAACCTTTTGCGGCTTTTCGGGTTACTAGTGCCCCGGTGGCCTGTAACCTTTTATCAGAACCCATTTGTGTCCTCCGTTTCGGTTAAAAGGTTGCGCAGGATGCGGGCAAGTTCCGGCCCTGTCGCGTTGCCGATTGCCGGTGTTTGCCGGTAATAAACGCGCCGGGTTTTGCCTTGCCACTTCACGACGCCATCGAATTTCCGCCAACCCAGATCGCGCAAGATGTTTGAAAGTGCGCTTGAATAAATCGTCTTTCCGCCTTGCGCTTGGATCGCCGCATTGATGCAATCTGTTGCCGCCACGTCCGGCCCGATGCCGAACCCGCCAAGGTCCAGCACTTCGCAAACGTCGCCCTCGGCTTGCCCGCGCGCCGCCTCGATCATTTCTGTTTTGTGGGTTGTCGTTTCCGGCCCCACAACGCGGTTGAACCCGGACAGGTCGACCGACATCAGCCAGCCACGCACGGCACCGGGATGGCCGTCTATGGCCCCGTGCAGGCGCGCCCAATAGTCATCGTCCAATTCGGCCAGCATGGCTTTGCGGTCGGGAAACCGCGTCTTGAACACGCCCCATCGGCGGTCGCCTTCGTCCAGTGCCAGCGCGTCCATATGGTTGGTTAGCGCCATGTAGTTTGTGACGTTGGCGATCTGCTTTCCGTCTTTGCCCTTGCGCACAACCTCAACTGAATCGTTGGTGATAAGCGGCTTTAGCTTGTTCATGGCGTTGTGGCGGCTGTTGCCGTGAATGCGGATTTCTTCAAGAACGCGAACGCAAGAACCCTCGGCCCATCCGGTGAAATCGGAAAACATGGCTTCGGGGCTTACGGGTCCGACATTCTGCCGCCCCATTGCCGCCTGTAGCATTTTGGAAATGGTGGTTTTCCCGTCGCCCTGAACGCCCACAATGATGGGTGCCCAAAGCACTTTCTTGCCGGGATGCTGCACGTTATGCGCCATCCATGCGATGATGATACTGGCGTCAGTGCCAAGGATGTTATGGATATGATCCCGGCATATGCGCCAAGCGTCCGACTGTTCCCAATCGGGTGACGTTTCCGGCACGGTGTTGGGCATGTAGGAATTGACGTATTGAATGCCGTCGACCCAGAAATAGAGTGACGTTTCGTCGGGCCGATACATGGTGTTTGCGACAACCTTGCCGTCCAGATGGTCGATCAGCGTTTTGGACGGTGGAAACTTTTTGCGGGCAATTTCGCCGTCAGGCTTTTCATATTCGATTGATGGCGTGACCGGCCCCATGGCGAGGTTAAATGCGGAAACCGCCATGCGTTCGCTTGTGAAGCGGTTGTAAAATTCATTATCCGTTGACAGGAATAGCCAGTCGGTCAGATCACCTTTAGGCGCGTCCGGGTCGGTTTCTTCGGGCGCGTCTGGCGTTTCCACCCTGCTAAAGTCTGACAGATCATCGGGCGGGATAATGCGGGCCGGATGATCCATGCGCCAAAGCGCGGTCATATCGCAGCCGTTTTGTTTGGCGTGATGCAGGACGGTTTTATAGGTGTGGCCCTTGCCGACCTCGAATGATTTCCACTTGGTGTCGACTTCGTGCGGATTGTATCGCGGGTCGGACGATGACCAGCTTTGCGCCGTCGCTAGGCCCTGCTGATGGCCGGTGTAATAGTCATGGATGCCCATCAGGCATTCCAGCCATCCCGCGTCGTGGCCCATGCTCGGCGGCACGTATTGCAGGGCTTTCAGGAATGCCGCCTCGGACGGCTTTTCATTGGTTGCGGTTGTGTTGCCACGGAATGACGACAGGCTGACCACTTGGGGGCTTTGGACGCCCGCCCATTGCCGGATAAGGTCATTGCACCAGTCACGGAATGATTGCGCCTCTTGCGCTGTTAGTAGGGGCAGGTTGGCACGGGGCGTGGCCCATAGTTCGCCGCGCGGCCATGTGTATGGCTTCCCGGTTTTCGGGTGCTTGCCGTAAACGACGAATTGCCGGTTATCGCTGCGCACGTCGACTTGCGCCGATAACACGGTTCCGTCCGGCATAACCTTTTCGTGTTTTTCGGTTGCGCGAATGCGGAATGATGGCTCCTCGACACGCATCACAATGGCGGATTTCGGGGCCTCACCGATGCGTTCAAGCGCACCGGGAAACCGGCGGAAACCTTCAGCCAGGATGATCTGCGTCAAGTCGGGGTCGTATACGTCAATATCAAAGCAGGCGACGGTTTTATGCAGGCAACCGATCAGCATACCGGGTTGATTCCAGTATTTCGGCACTTCGTCGCGTGTGATTTTCAGGTTAGGCCAATCGGGGATTGCCGGGCCTTTGCATCCGCCCGGAATGGGCAGGATTGGATAATCAAGGTCGATCAGCCGCACGGCACAATCCGGCAGGCTTTGCGGTCTTTCATATGTCTGTTCTGGCACCACTTGACCGCCCCGGCTGTTTCTTATTGAGGTTGGCCCGGTCCCATGACGGGACCGGGAATTGTGGTTCTAGATCACGCCCATTCGGCATCTTCGGGGACAGGTGCTTTTGCCGCTGGCTTGGCGAAGTTGGTCGGGATTTCGTCATCCAGATCGGTGAACGGATCGGCGGACGATGCGCTTGCCGGTGTTGCCACGGTGTCAAAGTCATCCATGCCATCGCCGCCATAGACCGCGTTCACGACCTGCACCGCGTCCAGAAGCAAGCTGATACCGCCCTTGCCGTCCGGGTCGGTTGTCGGGAATGCCAAGACCCGCAGGTTGCCGGTGGAATTGGACCAGATGGCTTTGTCCGCAAGATCCTGCTTATTGCCGTCGATCACGACCGGGGCTTTGTTCGGTGTGCCCGCGTTGGACATTGCCCTCTTTTTCGCGGTGAAGCGGACGGTGCCGGTTTCCGGGTCTTTCTTCATGCCGAACACTTGCGACATTTCCGGCAGCTTGGAATTGCGCGACCGAACGTCATTGTAATGGGCCTTCAGCGCGGCATAGAGTTTCTTGGCCTCGTCTGTCGGCATATCCCATGCGATGCTGTAGCCCGCGCCTTGGACGCCCGCTGCACAAGCCTCGGTGCGCTTTTCTTGCGCGTTGTAGCGATAGGGTTGGTCGAGGCGCGGCCAAAACAGGGTCACGTCTTTAACCAGCACTTTCAGGAAGTCATTATTCGTAGCCATTGCGTTATTCTTTCGTTGCTATGCACGGTGCCGCCGTGCGCGGTCGTCATTCAAACGACATTGCGCGTTCCGCATATGCCATTAGAAATTCGTCAAAGATTGCGGGGTGCATGTCGGCCAGGTGGCGCAGGAAACGCCATTGCGCCAAGGTATGCCGCCGCACGGTTTCCATTTTGGCCGGGTCATTTGTGGCCCCGATCAGGTGGTATGCGTATTCGTGGAAAAGCCGTTCGGTTGTCGTGTCGCGGGGCAGTTGATCCGCAAACCAATCCGGCACCAGATCGCGCGGGTCGAATTGCGTTTGCCCCAAGTCAATTTCAAAACTGGCCATCCAAGTGCCCCCAAACAGTGCCGCGTTTTATTGCGCTAACAAGCGGCTGGCTGACCCCGAATTTCTTTGCTATTTCCCTTTGAGATTCGGGGCTTGCAATAATCTGCGATGCCACATCTTCGGTTAATTTTTTCCCATGCGTTCCGTCGCGCATTCTGTCCATGGTGTTAGCTTTTGGGCTTTTCCACGAAAGGTGGTTTGGGTTAACGCAAGAACGATTGTGGCATGGTCCATGCGCTGCCTCCATATCCGCCGGGTCGATCCCGGTTTTCAATATCAGCATTAAGCGCGATGCGTTTGTGCTTTTCCCGCGAAACTGAACGCACCCATAGCCGTCTGTTTTTGTTGAGAACGGCCAAATAATGCAATCATCCTGCGGGTTATCTAATATCTTGCGCGCCCATCTTAGCGGTTCGCCTTTTTCCGTCATGTTGATCGAAGTGTGACCGAGCCTAAGCCATCTTTGATAATGCAAATTGCACAATCCACGTGCCTTTTGGTCCTTGCCGCATCCGTCAATTTCGCATTGATGATTGGTCATTTGAATTTCATCCCAAACCATGCAATCAGCGCGGCTTCCGCGCGTCCGTCTTGCTTTGCCAGTTTCCATTGATCGGCGTTGTCAGGGAAAAACTCGGACGCGCGTTGACGGGCTAGGTTTTTGTCCGTCGAAACGTTCAGCGATTTTTTCCAATCGTTCGGGCGGATTTCCCGGAACGGAATGTCACGCCACGCCAGCGCGCCTTTCAGAATGCCGTAGGCTTCGGCAATAACGGCGGCATTCGTTATGCCGATAATTTGCGGGTAGAACGGCTTTTCCAACATGCAGATTTTGATGATGGGCAGGCCCGCGATCAGATCATGCAAAGCGCGCGTTGTGTCGGGCATCGGCCAGGTCTGGACCTGATACACCGCTGACGGCTTGTCAGCCTCTAGCAGTGCGATCCCGCCCTTTTTGCCGGGGTCTATGCCTAACAGAAAGGTCATGCCGTCACCTGTGAATAAAAATGCCCATCGGGGATCTGGGAGGATTCATCCCGATGGGCAGTCGCCGTCGCGTCCGTGGGAGGAGGCAGTATTGCGACGGGGGAAAGGGGGGCGGTCATTGCAGCGCAGCCGATAGTGCTGTCAGCGCCCAAGCCAGCGATTGCATGGTGTAAAAGACCAGCGTCACCGAAATGATGACCGCCATTGAAGATGCGCAAAGCCAAAGAACCACGAGCAGCATGGCCGCAAATACGTCGCCTAAAAGTTTCATGCTGCCCTGCCATGATTGGGGTGAAAGCCATAGCGGTCGTCTGCCGCTTTACGGGCGGCGGCGGCGTCATCAATGTCTGCGAACCTGCCAAGGTTATAATTGCGGGGACCTACCCGTATTTGTGCTTTCCATTTTCGGCTCTCTTTATCCCAAGTTACACCCATCACGCCGCTGGTGTTGTGGGCGGGCAACGATTGATTGCGCTGGTTCGTTAAATTGCTTACAATTCGAAGATTGGGAATTCTGTTGTCTGACTTGATACCGTTAATGTGGTCAATCTGATCCGACGGCCATTCGCTATAAACCATTGCCCAAATAACGCGGTGGGCAAAAAATGAGATACTTTGAATTTTCCCGACCCTGTAGCCTTCTGCCGAAAGCATATTTAGCGCTGGCTTGCCAGCAAAGTTTTTGTTCCAAATCTTCTGGTATTTTGGGGCGCAAAAATATTCAACTGATCTTGGCTTCCAAGTCAAAATCCCCGATCCAGCATCATATGTCAGCATATTATGCAGGTCGTCGATTTTCGCTGTTTTATATGTTTGCATCAGCTTAACCCGTCGGGGGTTATCAGGATGACGCCGACTGACCCCTCTTCAACTATGACTTCGGATGGTATCGCCAGCCATCCCGGCGGGGGCTGCACGATCAGCGTGTCGGGCGCATCGCCCGCTTCCTGCATAACGATTGCCAGAACCGTCACGCCCGCGTCGGTCAGCAGGACGTTGAAATCCCGCTGTCCGGTTGTCAGTTCATTGCGAAACGTGACCACGCCGCCGCTGTATTCGACCGAGGATTGCCCCCACTGGTGCTGTTCGGCGAATGCGGGCGTGGCGATGAATGCGGCTGCGATAATGCACGATCTGGAAACAGTCAGGGCCGTTGACTTACCTTTGTAGCCCTTGAAAGCACAAAAAGCCGGACCCACATGATAAACAGGCAAGAAACCGGCGCGCATCATGCAGCCCCCGCGTCAAGTTGGGGGTCATCGACCGGAGATTTCCAATTGAACACGCTCAATGGGCAGTCAATGCCCGCGCCTGAACACATTTCCAGAAGCGGTGCATACCAGCTTGCCGGAAATCCCTTCATTGCCCGCGCATGGCGGATTGAATGATGCGTGACGCCAAGCCGCTGGGCCATGGCGTCAGCGCCAAGTGCGTCGGTGATGATGATGACAGGATGCTTGCTCATGCTGACTATATGACAAGAAATTTGTCATCGGTCAAGACAAGCGAACGCATCTTTAGACAAATTTTCTGTCATGCCATCATCGCGGGCATGGCTGATACAGAAAAACCGTTTGCCGACATCGCGGATCGCATCCGCTGGCACCGCGCCATAGAGGGCGTCAACCAGGCTGATTACGCCGCGCGGGCTGGCCTAAAGCGCGCGCAGCTTAACAACTGGGAAGGCGGTGACTACCGGCTCTCAATTGATGGCGCATTGGCGCTGCGGAAAACATACGGGCTATCGCTTGATTTCATGTATGAAGGCATTGACGATGCGTTGCCGATGACCTTGCGCAAGGCTTGGCGTGACATGCCGGAAGTGATCGCCTCTAGGAAGTCGATAGTCAGCCCTGACGAATGAGCGCCGGTTCTTAGTTCTTCAAGTCTGTCCATTCGATCTGCCCCTTGCTGATTTCTAGAACATAGCAAGAACGGCTTGCCATGCGAAGCCGCGACTTCTAGCGGCTGTTTTGAGTTATCCACAGAAAACACCCCGCATATAGAATCTGCGTGATTCGCATCGCAGATGTTGTGATGCGCTGCGCGTCCAATATGGCGCTGGCGTTCCCGCCATGATTCGGACGCGCGAAATCATGCGCTGACAAATTTCTTGTCTTTAGTTGTTGCAAAGACAAATTTCTTGTCATATAGTCACCCCATCGGCAGCACAACGCAGCCGCTTGGGAGTGACGACAAATGGACATTACGACACCGAAAGCCGCGATCAGCTTGATCGAAGGCATGGGCCAGCCAGCACCGGATGCACAGATCGGTCAGATTGGCCGTAAGATCATCGTGCGCAGCCGGGATGCTGGCGTGATTTACGGCGAATATGCCGGGAATGACGGCGACACGATTCACGTCAAGAACGCCCGGCAGATGTGGAAGTGGTGCGCGGCCAAAGGCCATACGCTGATTGATGTGGCGACGTATGGCGTCAAGGCGTCCGACTGCAAATTCTCGCCAGCATCCGCGACGGTCACGATTTTTAACGCCTGCGCCATGATCGACGTGGACGCCGCCGCCGTTGCCAGCATTGAAGCCGCGTAATGGCGCGCTCTGTTTTGTTCAACGGGTATAACCCCGCCAAAAACGGCGACGGCTACGGCGACGGCGACGGCTCCGGCTACGGCTACGGCGACGGCGACGGCTACGGCTACGGCTACGGCGACGGCGACGGCTACGGCTACGGCTACGGCGACGGCTCCGGCTACGGCTCCGGCTCCGGCTACGGCGACGGCTCCGGCTCCGGCTACGGCTACGGCTCCGGCTCCGGCTCCGGCAAAAACTAAAACCCTATACAGAAGGAATAGGCCAATGCATGGATTTTTCGTCAATCCGCATGGGCAGGCATCGCGCAGCCTACGCGCCGCAATTCTCGCGGATCGGGTGCGCGCCTACCGCGTGACCACATCGCCCGCCTGCCCGAAGGTGCGGTCATGATCGGCGACATCATCGGCGCGGTTGCGCTCTTCGCCATCGCCTACTGCGGCTTTGTAATCGGGGGGTTGATGTGATGACCGACCAAGAACGTTACAACACGGCTGACTGGCTGGACTGGGCGGCCAGTTACGTCCGGCAGGGCAACGACCAGGAAGCCATCGCCTATTTGCAGGACGCCGCCGAACAGCTTGGTTTCACCCTGCGCCCGATCAAGGATGCATCGGCGCAGGCGCGGTTGGCGGAAGCCTATTTTGATGGGATGAACACGCTATGAACATCGGGAACAAGATCATGCACAACGTAATTTCCGGCTCGCCCGGTTGGATTGCCGAAGTCGTCACCATGACGCCGGAATTGGCAGAAGAGTTCATGCAGGGGAATTATGCCAACCGCAAAATCCGTGAAGGCGTCGTCAGTCGCTACAAGGCGGCGATGGCTGACGGATCGTGGGTGCTGGCCCCGGAGCCAATCGTTATTGCGGTTGATGGCCGTGTCTTGAACGGTCAGCACCGCTTGTCTGCGGTCATCGGGTCCGGTGTTTCTGTCCCGATGCTGCTGATCGAAAACGTGCAGGATGAAGTCTTCCGGGTCATTGATCGGGGCATCAGCCGCACTGTGGCCGACGCCTTGGAAAAGGAAAAAAAGCTGGTCGAGGTTGCGCGGTTATTGGCTTCAATCGTGGAGGGTTCACACATTACGCTAACCGATACAGTTATGTTGAAAGTCATCGGCCTAGTTTCAACGCACCATGCCGATCTAATGGTGGCGTCGAATACGCACATCAAGACATTTTCATCCGTGCCGTTTCGCGCCGCCGCCTGCGTTCGGCTGATGTATGGGCAGAACCGCCAATACGTCCTCGACACATATCGGGCACTGACCATCGGTGATGTGGGGGCAATGTCGGCCATCGCACAAAGCGCGGTCACGGCGCAAATGCGCGGCAAAATGGAAAGCAGCGGCGGCGGCGTGCGGCAAATCGAATTATTGTGCCGGGCGTGGGATATTTTCGATTATCGCAAGCGCAACGCTGGACGCACCGTGGTCGCCAGCACAGACAGCCGGGTCGCCGAAATCCGCGATATTGTGACGTTGCACATGGAGGACGCAGAATGAATGCGCAATCCCCGATAAAGGCGCTTTTGACGCCTCAGCAAACGCGCTGCGCATTGCGCAGCCTGTCCAGACAGTTGCCAGCGAAAGACCCGTTGGCGAAGCTGCTGATGCAGTTGGCGAATGCCGATCTGGCTTGCCGCAATGAATTGTGGCCGGATGATTTCGACAGCGCCGAAATGGCGATTGATGCCCTGCCCGACATTTTCCAGCAGGTGATGGGCGAATTGCAGGATGCATTCGACTACGCAAAGGAACCAGCAGAATGACCGACCACCATCATCCGTTTCGTGACGCTGAATTGCACGTTTTCATGCGGTGCAACGCAAATGGCAAGGGCGCGTCGTATCTGGCCCGGTTCTACCCGTATGACACTTACCCGGTTTTGTTCTTTGCCGCGCAACATGACGCCGCCGTAGAGAAGGCGGAACAATTCCGGGACGATACCATCGCAAAATATGAGGCGGCATTCGTGGTTCGGCAGGAAGCCGCTGCAAAGGGTAGAGCGGCAAGGTCCGCAAAGAAGGAACCAGCAGAATGACCCCCGCACAACTGGCCGACGAATTGGCCCGCATTGACAAGCTGGACCGCCTCGCCAAGCGCGCCGCCGCTTTGGCTCAAGCCCCAGATCGTCCAGGCTGTCCACCCATTCCTTGCGGCGGTTGTCCACAAAGCGGCCCCGGTATTCCAAGACAGCGTGACCTGCGCCGGTGGTGGTTTTACAAAACCATATTGATGCATCCCCTGACGCAAGGGAACGCACCGCCGCACCGCGACCGCCCTTGATGAACATCAGGACTCTTAATGCGAAACCTTCGCAATCGTTCGGAACGTCAAACGTCCATTTGTCTATCAAACCATCTGACTTATAGACCCAATCGACAAGAACGCGGTCGAGTGCCTGATTCATATTCATAGACATGTCTTTCACCTCAAGATTATTGAGCGGATTCTTGTATTTGCATTGATTTGATGATATATTTTGCCGGAACGGCGAGCGCGTCAACGCTCAACCGTTCCTAACCAAATCTGATCGTTGGAGGATCAAAAATGGCTGCAAAACCCCTACCTTGCCCGACCGTATTGCGTCAATTGCTGGATTATGATCCGCTTACTGGAATGCTGACTTGGAAACGCGCGCCGGTGTGGATGTTTAAGCAAAGTGGCTTGCAATCCGCAGCGCACAAGGCAGCAAGTTGGAACGGGTGTTACGCGGGGAAAGTTGCTATCGACGCTGACCACGGCAATGGATACCGCAAAGGGGTGGTGTTCAGACACAAGGTGTATGCCCATCGTGTGGCATGGTGCTTAGTGCATGGCGTATGGCCGGATCAGGTGGACCACATCAACGGAGTTCGTAGCGACAACCGCATCGTGAACCTGAGAAGCGTATCGAAACAAGACAACATGCGAAACACTTCGATGCAGAAGAACAATACAAGCGGCGTCATGGGTGTGCATTGGTGCGCCAATCGCAAGAAATGGGTTGCGCAGATCAAGGACAATTATAAACCTGTATATCTTGGTAGGTTTGACCACCTAGAGGACGCCATATTTGCGCGGAAGACGGCTGAAATGAACCTGTCTTTCCACGCCAACCACGGCAAGGCGCTGCCCTACTCAAGCCATAGCCAGCCCGGCGGATATTCAGAAGGGCTCCACACGTTGCCATTGATTTTGCTTTCGTAATTTTTTGTCTGGAATGCCACTCGGTCGCCGATGCTGTAACTGTCGTGGCTTCCAGTCGGTTTTTGCCATTCTGGGTAGCCTTCCTGCACTTTTTCACGCCATGCGACTGGTGGTTGCCAGACATTGAAATCAACAAGGCTGACCCAAGTCTTTCCAGAGAAAGCGCGTTCGTCGCCGATCATTGGCAGTTCGTTCGGGTCGCCCTTGTATGGATTCCATTCTAGCGCCTGTTTTTCACACGCTTCTTGATAGTTTGGGGTTCCTGTCCCTTCTGTGATTTCCACATCATACGGCAACGCCCGCACGGCGGCTTCAAACGCATCATTTGACCATGTGTGAAGACCGGCATAATCTGCCCCGGTCGCTGATGCGCTTTTCGTCGGGACTGAAAAATTGTCAGGCCCGAAGCCTTGCGCCTCTAGTTCGGCGTTTGCGGCTTTGGCGTCAACGGCGGGGATTATAGCTGAGAAGTTTGTCATTTCGTTTCCCCCGCATAATCGGACATTGTGGCCCCGGCTGATGATGCCGGAACGGCAAAATTGGATAGGCCATAGCCAAGATCGGCCAGCTTGGCGTTCACTTCGCCAGCCCATTTAACAGGAACCGTCGCGCTGAAATTGGTCATATCGTCAGCCCCGCTTTTGCGCCTGCATATGTTTCAAGGGAAGCAAGATCAGCGCCAGTCGTGCGCACACCACGAATAAGCATGAAATAAAGGTCGCAATTCAGAAGATAGTCTGTGCCACCTCTGGTGGCGACACGCATTGTTGTGTTTGCATAGTTGCCTGATCCTTGGGTGCTGTTTGAATTAAAACGCTCAATTCCGTTCACTCTTAAATTGAGAACAGGGGAAGTTACTTCGGCATTCTGCAAAACAACATTTGTGATCGGGGATGTGAAAATGCTTGCAGTCCCACCGAACACAAGCGCGGTTCCCCGTGAAACAGCACCGTAATTGTTGGCCGTTCCAGCGCCGATGCCAAATGTTCCGTTATCGGGGCCGAGATAGCCATAAGCGATAATGTCGCCTTCTGTGGACGTGTTTCGCTTTGTCACCGCCGCCGCAACCGTGGATGCGTCAGTCCCGGAAAACGCAAGATTTGCAGAGCTAATAAGATTATCGTCGGTTCCATCAAAGCGCAGCCAATGCAGGCCGCCGCTTGTCTTGTATTGTGGGCGCTTGGCCGCATCAGCTTGGCGCAAAGACACGACGCCCTGTTGCCCGTCGATCCGCGCCACGGTTTGGCTGTCCGTCGTGACTGGCGTTGTGCCAGCCGTATCCTGCCACATCTTTGACAGGTCGGACGGGTCAAACCAATCGCCAGCTTCGCTGGACGCGAATAGGGAAGCGGGGGAAAATCCGCCACCGCCGCCCCGCTGTTGCAGCCCCAGGCTGATCCCCATACGCATGTCAGACCCCCAGCTTGTAGTTCGGTGCGCGGCGTTCCATCCATGCCCAGAACGCGGTCAGGACCGGCAACACGGCGTCAATGGCGGCGAGAATTCCCGCCTCGTCCGTGCCAAGCCGGGCCAGCACATCAATGCCAAGCGCGTTCGCAACGGTCAGAACGGCGGTCAGCAACGTGGCCCAAAATGACCGCGCTTGCCAGAATGGCAGGGTCGGCAACAGGTCGCCCATGTGGGTGTTGGTCATTGTATTTGTCCTCTGGGTTGTGGTAGAATTATGTTGGAGGCGCGTTTGGCATCGGCTGAATGACAGCCCATTCCCGGAACAGTGCGCACGAAGCCGGGTTTGCGGTATGCTTGTAGGGCAACGGCATCGCGCCTCTAACTTCGGTTGATGCTAGCGTTTCCGCGTTTCGCTAACATCAACGCCGCTTCATGTTAGCGATTTGGCCGCAATCATCGCGCGGATCGTGTCGCCCACGGCAATCGGATCGCCCATCGCGGTCATGCCCGGCAACCACATGATGTCGATCTTACCCCGCTGCGGGATGCCAAGCGTCGGCTGCACTTCTGCATGGGTCAGGATTGTGGCCCGCGTGTTCGGGATGCCGTATTGCTTCGCTAGACGCGCTGCGAGGCCGCAGAATGCGGCAAGTTGGGGCGTGGTGATAGGATATGCCCCGGCACTGAAAGGCCGCTCTGTGGCCCCCGCCATCGCCGCTAGGGCTATTCCGATTGACCCGCTATTGCAGTTCAAACAGTGCGCCGCGTATGCCCCGTCTGTCGTGCTGATGTTATCCTCGGGTTTGCGTATGCCTGGCACAATCGAACCGTCCCCCGCGACTGTAAAATGATAGTGACTGCGGTCTAGCGCCGATACGTTGTGCGTTCCGGCGCTCCAGTGGCATATAATGCGCTTCAAACTGCCATTTGGCATCTTTTCAACATCTGGCAACGTCGCCACGAATGCCCGCCATGCAACGCCCGTCCGTGCGCCCGCGATGCCATCAGCCGGGCCAGCGTCAAAGCCGCGCGCGGTCAAGTCACGCTGCACTTGCGCGATGAATGATTGTGTCATTGTATTCCTTCCGGCATGTGGCAGGATTGCGCGGTTGACGTGCCAAATGGCACTGCGCTTGCATCGTTTGATTTCTTGCTGTATTATTCGCAGTAGATGCGTGGTTCCGGTGTATCTCAGTAGTAGAGCGGCCCCATAAGGTGGGGAGTGTCGCAGGTGCAAATCCTGCCATCGGCTCCACGCATCGACTTCATAAATTCACCCGCGCGCGGCTGACTTCGCCCTGATCGTGGTCTAGCGTGATACTGACAAGCGCCCGCTTGGCCTTGATCTAGTTGATTTTTCCGGGTATGTTCTGCGGGCTGGCAGGCGCGTCAACGCCACGTCCAGCCCTAACCATCGCGGATCGTGAAAGGATCACACTATGGCTGAATCTCAACTACCTTGTCCCACTGTACTGCGTCAACTGCTCCGGTATGAGCCGGAGACGGGGAAACTGTTTTGGCGTCCTCGCGCCCCTGCTTGGTTCAAGAACAACGCGGCCCACGATGTCTGGACACAAAAGTATTGCGGCAAAGAGGCTCTTATCGGAAGGAACGCCAAGGGCTACAGAAAGGGGTCTGTTCTATACAAGCAGTGTCTAGCCCATCGCGCAATTTATGCCATGATGACTGGGCGATGGCCTGCCGATCAGATCGACCACATCAACGGGGTGCCGGACGATAACCGATGGATGAACATCAGAAGCGTCACACCAGCCGAAAACAGCAAAAACCTAGCAAGGCCAAAGAATAACACCAGCGGGTATGTGGGTGTCTGGATGGGCAGAACCAAGAAATGGCAGGCGGACATCATTGTGAACAACAAGAAGATTCATCTAGGTTCGTTTGATCAGATCGAAGACGCCGCCGCCGCCCGCGCCGCCGCAGAAGTTATCTATGGCTTTCACCCCAACCACGGGCGCGGCATTTGACGCTAGGCGAACGCCTCCAGCGGATCAAAGCCGTGGATGACACCGCCAAACCGCCCGCCGCCCGCTTTGTAGGTTACGCCAAGCATTTCGGACGGTGTGCTAAACAGGTTTTCCAACGCATGACGCCCGCCCGGACAAATCGCCCGAACGCGGTTGGAACGCATTCCGCCGATGTCCTGCACCAGTTCGTTGTGCAGGTGCCCATGCCATAGATCACGGCTGCCGCGCGTCCGGCCCCATTCCTCGCAATACCGATCGGCAAAACCTAACACGATGTCCTTGATGTTGCGCTTGATGTCGCCATGAAAGCCGCAGATCAGGTTGCCGCGCCATTCATGCGCGAAAAAATCCATGCCATCCGTTTCAATCGTCACACGGTCGTTCTTGCGGTAACGTTGCTTTAGCGCGGCCCGCAATATCCGCGCCGTCGCGGGGTCGTGATTACCGCGCAACGCCTTATAGATCACATGATCCGACCGCCGTAGCGCCGTTTCGATCAGTTCAGCCGTTACATCAACCGCGATGTCCGTTGTGTCGTCATATTCAGCGTCGACGGCCAGCGGGTGTTTGCTTTGCGGCGTCTGGTTGGACGGGTCGTTATTCTCGGTAAAATCGCCGCCGTTTAGGATGATGGTGCATTCCGCCGATGGGCTGCGTTCCACGATGTCAGCGGTCCCGGTTCGCAGCCGTTCAACCGCTTGCGCCGTTCCATATGTGCCAACCCGCATGGAAAGGTGAACATCGAATAGCGGGATGAAGTTGCGCAAATCGGAACGCGCCGCCGGGGGTCGCTTGATTGCCGGGGCGGGTTGGACGCGGTTCAGGCGATCCGCGATCCGGTCTGCAATATCGTCAGGCTGCGGCCCGTCCTCTTTAGGCTTGACCCAGTAAACGCTATCCCGCGATCCGTCCTTGTGCTGGATAATGCGCCAACCGGAATGCGCGTTTGTCATATCCAGGCCGGAAACCTCTAGCGCGGCCTTGATGCCTTCCGGGGCCTCGTTGTAAGCCTGCAACGCCTGCCATCGCCGCCGGAATGTGCTATGGTCAAGACCTAGCGCCTTGGCCGCATGTGCGACGATCCCGCCCGCGTCACGCATGGCCTGCGCGATACCGTCAAAGCGGGGATCGTCCGGCCCGTCAAAGCCGGGGTTAGCCATCAGGTCGGATTGCCTTGGGGGACCGTCTCGTAGGCCGTGCCATGCGCCGCAATGCAGGCTTCACCGTCCGGCGTGGTCAGAACAGCCGTCCATGTGCCGCTTGTGGTGTTGGCGTAGACCTCGATCAGATACCCGTTGTTATCCAGCGCAACCGACATGCGGCCCTCGCCGTATTGGTCGGCCAGTTGTTCCATCATTGTGTTGTGGGGCGCGCATTGGTTTTGCGCAAAGGCGGGCACGGCAAAGCAAGCCGCGAAAACGGCAAAGGCAAGGCGCATTGTGTCGCTCCTAAATGTCCATGTAATCCGTTGTGCGGGCGTGTTGATCCGCCGAATGCTGCGCTAACATTGCAAGTGTTCCACGAAGCAACACATATGCGCGGATAAACGGGATCATCTCGCTATCAGCAATCAACCGTTGCGGGCTAATCCCGGCCTCGGCCCGCGCGACAATCTCATCCGCCAATACGGCAACCGCTTCTTGTTCAGGTGTCATCGCGGACCTTTCCAAACAGCCCATAGGCCATGTGTTCAATTAGCGCCGGGTATTTCTGCGGGGGAAATTCAGCGACCAGGATGCCCCGGTCGTAAATGCGCAGCTTGTCGGTGACGGCGTAGGAATAGATGTGCGTTTCGTTCATGACCGCGCCCTTGGCTTGTGGCTTTCAACCGCCGCCATGCGCGATTGCAGATCGGCAATGTCTTTGCCGTGCTGGCCGCACCGTTCTTTAATGATGGCTATATCGACCTGCACATCAGCCGCCGTTTCGTGGCCTTCCGACCGACTACGCCGGATCATCGGAATGACCACCAGCACAAGCGCAATAACTGCAATCAGCGTCGGCCCTACAGCGTCGGACCATGCCTTAACTTCATCTGGCCCCATGTCGCGCCCTCGCCATCAGATCGGCCACGTTCATCCGCAGGAAACCCACGATTGCCGGGATAAAGAACAAGCCCCCATAGATGACAATGACAGCACCGAATGGCGCGGAAAACGCGGACGCGCAAAGATAAGCGAACATGATTAAAAGCGCGACATGGCCCGCAATGCGCAGCGCGGGCGACCATTGCCAGCGCCCGTTGATGTAGGTGCCATAGGCAACCATCCCCGACGACGACATGAACCCCAGCGCCCATATTTCTGCCTGAATATCGCGGGCCATATCGCCGTAAACCTGCGATGGCATCACATCAGGCCAGAACCCGGACGCGACATAAAACGCCAACCCGCAAGCAAACATGCGCCACGCAAACCGCCATTGCGATTGCTTGTCATTCATCGGTATCATGACGCTTCCCCGAATATCACGAAGCGGTCAGACCGGGATAATTCACGGCGCAAGATCAGATTGCCGGGGTTGATAATCCAATATATCGTGACCTCATACCGCCCCGGATGCGTCAACTGGTAACATCGCGGGTCGGTGTATATCAGCCATTCCAGCGTGACCGGGACAGGCAAGGCCGCATCGGCGCGATATTCGTTTGCCTGCCAAGGTGATCCGCATACAATGACCGTGCCTTCGTTTGTGACTTCCCGCACATCGGCCCGCCATGCCCCGGTGAAATCACGGCTGATGGTGCGGTCCAGGTCAACGGTTATATCCTGCCACCGGCTGGCGTCCTGAACGTCGAAACGATCAACGCGCAGCCAGAATGTTGCCGGGGTCATGAAAAGAAATGCAACCGCCGCCATGATAAGAATGACCAGCGTGACACCGATTTGTTCATCCGCGCGTAGGTCAGCCGTCAGATCAACCATTATTCAATCCCCAGGAATGCGCGTTCTTCTGGCGTCAACGGTGCATCGCCGCCTGTTGCCGGTGGCGGTGTTGTGGCCCCGTCCCGCGATTGTTCAAACAATAGATCGCCTGCTTGAACACCGTGAATGGTGCGCAACAATGTCCGTTCATATGCGTCAAGATCACGGACAAAGTTGGGGCTGCGCGGGTCAAGCGCGCCAGCCTGCGCCGCCAACATGTCGCTTTCGCGCTCGGTCAGCGACCCCAGGCCGGAAGAGCCTGTCGGTGATTGCGCCCGCATTGCGGCAAGCGCGGCAAATGATGCCTGCGATTTCAGAACGTCAATCTGACGATAGATTTCCGCGTTGTCGGTGTTCGGTGCCATTGACGCAATGCCCGCAAGCGGGCCGGTGATAAATCGGTTATTGGCCGCTTCCCTTGCCATTTTTGCCGCATTGGTGATCGTATCTGTCGAAATGGTTTGCGCATCCGCTTGACGCTGTTCCGCGCCGGGGTTGCCTGCCTTTTCATCAAGGATTGACCAATCCCCATATGAAAGCGGTTGCCGCCCTTGTGCGACTTCCTGATCTGCATAGAATTGGTATTCCTGCACAGAATTGGGCGCGTCCGCAGGTTCGGCAACCGGATTGCGGTCCTGTTCCAGATCAAGATGCGCCTGTTCAAGCTGGATTTGTTCAAGCGGCGACATGGGCGCTTGGAACATCTGCCCCATTTGCTGCTGGATAAGCATCTGCGCAATCATGCGCTGACCTTCCGGCAAATAGGGGTTGCTGGATAGTTCGGCCAGTTGCGAGATAATGGCCGGATCGACGCCGCCGGTGCCCAGCCGGTCATTGCCCGCCTGCCCCATCATGGTGTCGGTGCCCGCGCCGCCGGTGTATTGCGCCGAACGGGACGCCACATGTTCAGACGCGGGGCGCAGGAATTGACGCAAGACAGCATCGGCGGCGCTTGCGCTATCCGGCGCGGCCATGATCGACTGCGCGGCCCGGCTTTCCGGCCCCTGTAATTCCGTCATCAGGAAATCCAGTTGCGCGTTCATGTCACTGGCCGGAACGCCGCGCGATGCTGCGAAAGCCTCCAATTCACGACGACGCGGGCCTGTCCATTGGGCCAGCCCGTAGCCACCGCGTGATCCCGGAACGACAGGCGCAACCTCGTTAATGTCAGGGCGCAAGCCGCTTTCGCTTTGGAAATTCATCACGAAGCCGTCAGCGACATGGGGCGGCAATCCCCGTTCGATCAATCCCGCGCGGATCGTATCAGCCGGGCTGGCAAGCGTATCAGCGCCCGGCCCGCCGGGAATAGCATCCGTGCCCGCGCCGCCCGTCAATGCAGGCGGTGCAACCCGATCAACAGCCGCGCCGATAGAAGGGGGCAAGGGGATAGGCCCTGTGGCCACCGGCGGTAAAGGTGCGCCCTGTGCGGGCACCTCTGGGGCCGGTTGGGGCATCGGCGCGGGCATAGGGGCGGGCATGGGCGATGGCATGGGATGCCCGCCGCCGCTGCCTTGCAGCATCGCCATGATGCGCGCCATTTCAGACCCGGACCGCGCCCGTTCGGCCTCCTCACGCGGTGCAATCCGGCGGTCCGACATCCGCGCAATCAGCGCCTTGCCGATTGCTGAAATGCCCTCGCCAAAGGTATCGGGATTTGCGCCCAATGCCTGCCCGCGCATTTGCTCAACCTGCGCCCGCTTGCGCGCAAGGTCAGCCGCGCTTTCAACGCCCGTATCGCCGCCAAACAGGTATCCAAGCATTATACTGGCGCTCCCACTGCGGCTTTCCCGAGGCCAAACAAATTGCCCCACATTTGATTCCATGAAGCAAGTTCTTGCTGATAGTTCGCTTGGTTTTGATTGTAACTGTTATTGATAATCCCGGCGTTATCAGTCGTCGGGATTTGCGCCGGGCGGTTCGGCGTGAAGTTCGGCACGTTCGGTTGCGCCGCGCCAAACAGCCGCATGATTTCGGCCATCGCCTCGGAACGGTTGGCATTGTTGCCGGTCGTCGCGTTGTTCCGGTTGGAAAGCGTCTGTTGCTTTGAATTGTTTTTGAATGTGGACGCCGCCAAATCCATGTCAAACATGCGCTGCTGTTCCTGACCGCCCGCCAGGATCGCCGCCATACGGGCATCATTGCGCCCGCGCGACATGTCAAACTGCGCATCGGAATAAGCCTCGCCGCCGACACTCAACCCTTGATTTGCCAGCGACGTGTTCAGCGCATCCTGATCCCGCGAAAGCTGCGGCTGCATCCGCGCCATCAGCGCATCTTCATACCGCTGCCGATCCGCGCTGAAATTGTCAGCCCCGGCCAAATTCAGGTCAAGCCCTGCATCCCCGGCGTAGCGTTCCGTGCCGGG